TTGGGTATTCCCCAACTGATCCATCTGCCCTTGTTACTTTTAACTTTGCCATGCTGTGCCCCTTTGTTTAGTTGTTTAGAAAGTACCTGTTGTGGCTACTGCAATGGTTGAGTTCGCAGTAAATGTAATTGATTGTGTACCAATATCGCCAACAGCACCGTTGATGTCTGTTGTGTTATTGACTAATAATGAAACTGTGTATAAAGGGTTTGTAGCAGATACTGCTGTTCCCTTTGTCTGTAGGAATACGCAAGTTACTGTTGTTCCCCATGCAGCTTGAAGTGTCGCAAGGACATTTGCTGATGCTGTGTCATTTAGGAAATCGATTGTTACAGTAGATGCTTCCAAGCCCTTTACGAACTTGTGTGAGTTGTCACCCATTGCTGTTACTTCGAGTTCATCAAATGAACGGTTGATTGTTACTGCTGTTACATGGTCGCTTAGATCAACGGTGTTAATCTTAACGCCGACATTGTTATTCAGAAATACAGCCATTAGGATTATTCCTCGTCTTTCTTAGTAGATGCTGGCTTTGGTGCTGGTGTGCTAACCTGCCCGATTTTCTTCAGGAAGGCTTCATTCTCTAGTTCCCATTCGGACATATTAACTCCAGGTGGTTAGAACGGATAAGGACATCTCGCAAGAAAGCAATTCACCAGATGCTGCGCTGAGAACGCTTGGCTGGCTTACTGCACCCACATTATAAACTAATGAAGATGCTGCGAGTTTGTTGAACACGCCAACTAAGGCATCTTCAATTCCATTGAGGTTTCCTTCATTATCAAATAAAGGAACGGTGATTATTATTTTGAAATTAGCAGTTGGAGCAATCGTGTTGTGTTGATTGTTATTAGGCTCTAGATATGGATCATCAGGTGCAACGATGACTGAATTAGCCAAGACTGTTGCTGGTGGAAATGCAAAGGTTTGCCACTTAGAGTTATCGACTAAAGCAGTCGCAATCGTGGTTCTAAGAGTAGTAAGAGCAACTGGCATTATCCGACCATCGAACGCGGATCAAGGGCGTGAGCAATGAGCCCTCGCACTTTCGCCAAGAGCTGCGCGGACATTCTGTATGGTGAGGGCTGAAAATCTACCAAGTTTGAGCCACCGAGAGTAGCTGTGCGAGCCTGCCAAATATCTACTGAAATCATAAGAGCTGCGTTCTGGACTGCTGTATCTGTTGTCCAGTCTGTGTAAGTTTCGCCTGTGACTGTACCGAACGGTTCAATAGGGTGTTTAGGTTGTACAACTGTGTGAGTTGTTGTAACTGAAATCGAATATGTTTCAACTGCTGTAATGGTCTTAGAGCCATTGTATTTAGTACCTGAATTGGCAATAGTTACAGTCTGACCAACATAGAAAATTTCTCGTACCGGAATATCAAAATATAAAGTTCCTGTGCCTACAACATTGCTATGCGCTACAGGGAACCATTTAGGAGCCCATAACATTGGAAGTAGGACTGCATCTGATGCGTCACACACTTCCTGCAAAACGGCATCTGTGTACAAAGTACCGACTCCGAGCGTTGTGCGGAGTTCAGAAACTGTTGTCAATGCCATGTGCAATCCTTTCTAAAGACTGGGAGCGAAGCAAGGGCTGCGCTCCGCTCCCAGCGACTTAGGGTGTTACTTATGCCTTGTTGTTCTTGAACGCGCCAGCGCCGACCTTTGTAGCGATTGCTCCAAAGCCGTAGTAACCAATTGTTACTGATCCGTTAGCTGTTGATTCTGCACGAAGGCGGTATGTTGGTGATTCATACCATGTGTAAGCATCTGGGTTTACGATGAGAATTGTTCCATCGCCATCGCCTGCGTTTGTTGGATCAACAAATAAGTTGAGTCCTGCAACGCTGCCTGTGAGTGATGTAGGCGCTACTGCTCCGCCTGCGTTCATTGGCTGTGATGCTGTGTAGATTGGGCGACCATTGTCGTTCAATGACATGATGTTTGACCATTGTCCTGTTGATACAACCATGTTGCGAGCAAATGGATTTGGAAGTCCTGCTGTAGCTGCGTAAACAGAAGCTGAACCGCGAGCAACAATTCCTAGAAGCTCTGCAGCTGTTGGATATGTTGCAACTGTTGTCGCATCAAGTGAAGCACCTGAAATAAGTGCTGCGTTTACTGCTGCGTTTGTTGCCTTTGCGTAAGCTGCTGCCATGTTGCGAACTAGCTCATCAAAGAAGGCTGGAGATGTACGGTCTAGAAGTTCAACAGAGAATGTCTGTTGTCCAGCGTACTTTTGAACTGAAACTGATAAGAATGAAGCATTCTGATCTGTGTCGCTGAATGCGTCACCTTCTGGCTCGATTGCAACTGTTGGCATTTGTGTAATCTTTGGAATCTCAAATGTCATACCTGCATCAGGAAGCACTCCGCGAGAGATTGCATCGATTGATGGACGGATTGTTGTACCGAGTGGGTTGATGATTTCTGACAATTGACGAGTAGGAACTAAGCCTGCGTTGTCTGTTGTGTCATCTGCTGCGCGTAGGTATTGACGAGCTGACTCATCACCTAGTGCTGCGCGGATTGTTTGTTCAGCATACTTTCCTGCTGTGATTTCAATGCGTGGCTTTGTGTAAGCCATTGCTGTTACAGTTGGGCGAGCAGCTTCAACCGCTGGTGCTTCAACTGGTGTTGCTTCGACGGCTGGAGTGGTATTTTCCACGTTGGCTATCTCGCTTTCTGTTGGTTTGGTTTCGGATACAGCTTCTTCTACCTTTTCGGCTTCTTCTGCTGCGATATCAGTAACCTGAGCAGACTTGAAGGCTGGCTCTGTTACTAAACTTACTTCGACTAAGCGAGCAGCGGATACATAAGTCACGCCACCCTTAATCTTTGACTTTAATACTTCTGCACCAATGCTGAGTCCGGACTGCAATCCTTCTTCTGCCAAGATAAGTGCTTCTGTGCCGCGTTGTGAACGGCTAATTGAAAATACTGCGTTGATTGCATCGTCTGACTCTGAGAAGCTAACAGCGCGACCCAAAGGCTTCTTCACATCGTGTTGGCTAAGTAGCTTGATTGACTTAGCATCTGGAATCTCGATTGATCCTGACTCGAAGATTACTTTGCCGTAGTTGGTTGAACCTGCTTCAACATTCAATGGCACAATTTTGCCAGAGATAGTGCGACTAGCGGAATCCGCTGTAAGTTCAGCCGTAAGGGTTACGATCTGGTTCATTCCATACCATTGCTTCCATTAGGTGATAGGTCTGTCATTTCCATAGCTTGTTCTGTTGTAACTAGTCCAAGCGATAGCAATTTTTCAATTACTGCAAGTTCTGCAAGTGGGTCTGTGCGCAAGAATGTTTTATCAATGTCAAACTTTACGACATGACCTCTAGGAGTAATATCATCCATCGATAGACGATCTTCAATAGCTGTAATAAATGGCTGTAGAGATAATGCCAAGAATTGCTTGCGCTCATCTTGAACATTCGCGTAAGTCATTGAGTTGTTGCGGTCTGCTGAAACATAATATGCAGGCACATTACACAATCTTGAAACTTCGGTTGCTAATTGTTCAATGGCTTCCGCATACATCATGTCTTTAGGTGAGAATGAAACTGCGTTGTATTCAAGTGTTGAAGTTAGGTAAGCAGTAGAACGATTGTTACGAGCGTTCTTCCAAGCAGCTAGTAAACCTTGAACTTCTTTAGGGTCTAGGTCTGCTCCGTTGTTTTTTAGATAACCACTAGCCATTGGAGTTTGCGCTGCAATAGCCGCTGCCTTTTGAACATCTACAGCAGCGCGAATTGTTTGAACTCCGCTATTGAGAATGCCATCTCCCAATGACTGAAATGTAATTAGTGAACCTAATCCATCCATTGGAAGTGTATGACCATCAACTGCATAAGATTTAACAAATGTGTTTGTGCTATCAAGTGTTGCAGTTACTCGATGGTTAGCAATCCACTCAAATCGTGATGGGCGACCATCTTCGTTGTAAACTTCAACAACTTTCCAGAATGCTTGTCCGTAAAACAAAAGTGAATCAACAGTCCAGGCAATAGTTACTGATCGTGGCTGTGAATATGAAGGTTGCTCCATCCATACAGGAGAGCCAAGTTCTTCATTTGTAGATTTCTTGTAAAGCTCTAAAGGAATCGCGCCAATAGTTCCGCAGAGAAGATTGCGGCATCGTTGTAATGCTGGAACTGAAATTGCTTCTGTTCGTGAAACATACGCATATTGGAACGGCATTGCATACGGCGAATACTCGCCTAAAACTTGAGGGGCGGACTGCGCTTCGAGGATTGGTTTAGTTTGTAATCCGAATGTTTGCAGTATACGACCCATGTTTACATATTAGCACACTTTGTCTAATATTTGACAATTTATGGGTTTCGTGTCTAGGTAATAATTTGAGGCTTTGGAGCAGGAAGCATCAGCTTTGAAACAACCATTGCTAAGCCGATAGGTGCTGAGATGTCACCTGCTGACTTTCGCTTAATAATTCGCCAAGCAGAATCATTGACCTTAGCTGCGCAGTTATTCATCTGCTGAATCAATTCTGCCTGTCCATTGTGAACTACTCGATGATTAACCAATCCTTCTAATAAGTCACCACAGGCTTTGTAGAACTGCTGACCTGATACATCCTCTGTCATTACACCAGCCTGAGATAACCTGTCTGCAATTGTCTGTGTGGCGTATTTGTCAAAGCAGACTAATCGCGGTTTATAAATGTCGCACCAGGCTTTAATGCTGGCTGCCATCTTCAACTCATCAATAGCCATTTGAGAGCTATAGGTTTCTAAAATTCCGATGCCGATTCGACCGTCTGGCAATAATTGACCTGCAACTAGCGATCCGTTACGCCTTGACGGGCTAACATCGAAAGCAAAGACTGTATATGCGCCAACAGCCATTTCGAGTGTGTTATCTGAGGTTTCTTCGAGAACTCCATGCGGCCAGGGCGATTGCAATGAGTCAATCCATTGGCAGAGCGTTTCTGTTCTTGTCTGCTCGATTGGGTTAGTCGCTATAGCTTCTTCAATCGATTCTTTTGTAATTATGTAGCCAAGTGCCGGATTGCTTGGCGCAACAGCGCTTCTCCAGAAGTAATCGCTAGTTATATCTATCTTGCAATACTGTGGAGCGCTGTATTCGTAGTAACCGAAGGTTTCCGGCGGATAATCTTTTGCTCTTTCTACAAGCGAATTAAGCACGCTCGAAAAATGGTCACCTGCGTTGCTGGTGAGGAATGTTTGTGCATTGGCTCTGGCTCTTGTAACTGGCACAGCTGCTTTGTAGCCATCTTCTGAGATTTCGCGGATTTCATCGATCCATAAGAAGTCTGCTGTTCTTCCGCGTGGGCTAGATGAGTTATCTGAGATGACATCGAGTGTTGAGCCATTAAGTAGCTCTATTCGTTCGCCACCGTTGGCATAACGGATTGCCTTCGTCATTGCTTTGAGTTCCGGCGTTGATTCTATAATCCAGGCTATTTCTCTAAACAACATCAATGACGTTGCTCGGTTGGCTGACATGATGATGAGCTTCTTCTCGCCACCATAGAACATGCCCCAGATAATGCGGACTCTGCCTAGATGACTTTTGCCATTTTGTCTTGAAATCAACAGCAGCGCAGTTTTGATGCGATATTGATTTTTCTTATTGACCATAAGCATCTGATTCAGGACGAACTTCTGATAAGGCATCAGTTCATCCATCTTTAGACGCTCAATCATCTCTAGAACTTCACCAGCTCTAGATTTGCCTTTGAGAAGTGGGCTGTGGACTCTTGGCTCAGTTGCCCCTCGTAGGGGTTGGACTCTTTTGGGTTTATCTGTCATTGAACTGGATTAGGTCGAATCTTAAACGGACTATCTTGCATCGGTTCGGACTGCATCGTGGGGATACGGGAAGA